GTGAGAACCACAGGGGCTCCAACAGGAGCGGTTCCTTGGGGTGCTTGAGGAAGAGTGATAGTGTCTCCGATGGCATAGCCTGTGCCTCCTGCTGTGACCGCGGCTGATAGGACGCCGAAGAATTGATCCACAGCGACCACATACTTCACTGGTGGGCCCTGCCAGAAGGAGGGGGAGCCCCCGGTTACGGCTGTGGTTATGGGGACGCCTGAGGCAAAGCCTGTGGCGGTTTGTGGGGTGAGCCAGCACATGCGTAGGCAGTCGATGGGGTATTGGTACTCATAAGCCCAAGGCGGGGCCGGTTGGCCCTTGGCCCAGAGTTGCGTGGCAGGGGATGTGTTCTCGGGGGTTCCGGGAACGGAGGTGATGAAGTTCAGGTTGGCGGAGTTGAACGCACAGGCCCATGGCGCCATCCGGAGGAGACGGCGGCGGAAGGGGACGTAGATGATGTTGAACTGGATTGCTTCGTTGTTGGAATTGGCCGCCAGTTGGGCGGCGGTGATAGTGGTCCGTGACCCCCATGTTTGGAGGGCACGGTTGACCATGTCGACCTGTGCGGTCATTTACGCTGTTCCTTCGTTCTTCTTGGCTTGGCCGATTTGATATGGCATCCATTCGACATAGGGTGAATCGCCTACGATGTGTGGGCTACCCTCCTGAACAATTGGGACCGAACCCATACCAGACGGAATACCACCTTGATCAAAGACAACAAGGTTCACCATGTTGTCTTCCCAAACCCAGGTGACGATTGCAGGTCTGGGCTGGTCCTGACGCTCTTCCTTTGAAGGCCAATACCACATGACTCGGCCGATGGTTGGAACAATCATATCAATACCTCCCTTGTGAGCCACAGCAACCGTGGTTGATGCCGCCAATGCCCGGTGAGCCGGAATGGGGACCACCATTGTCAGGGCCATTGGTGGTGCCTTGGTTCACTCCGTGAAGGCCGGGGCTCTTGGGATCCATGATGTTCTTCGGCCCTTGAGGAGCCTGATAGTTACGAACGTCAACGGTGTCACCTGGGAGGACACCGCCACATTCAGCCCCAGAGGCTTGGGGCTGCCGTGAGTTTGGGCCGAAGCCCCCAAGGATGTCTCGGGCCATTAGAGTCTCCTTTCAACAGAAGGAGATTTAGGCTCCTCTACTGCTTTCACTTTCACTTCTTCACCTTTCTTGGCTTCTGACTCCACCACAACCTCGGTCTCTGCCTTTTTGATCTCCTCGGCCTTCTCGACCTCAAGCTGCTTCGCGGTTTCCGCTGCAACCACCTCTAATTGTTTCTGGGCCGCATCCGCGAGGGGCTTGAGCTTGGGATGACCTAAGGCCTTTTCAAGGATATTCAACAGTGCAGATACTGCATCTACATCAAACGTTGCCATTAGTACTCTCCTTGTGAGCCGGTCTTGTGACGTTTTTGTCCAATCCCGGGTGCTTTGTATCCGCGGCCGCCTGACCACGGGGTGGCGTTGAAGGTGTAGTCTCCCGTGTCGGTGGAGTGGTTGCCGACCTTTTCGCCGAGGTAGGAAACGGCTCCGGGGTTTACGAACTTGGGGTTGGGCTCGACCTTACGGTCATGCGGACCGCTGATGCTTGGGCGTCCTTGTTTCATGTTGATCCATTCTCCTTTGGTTTGCTTAGTTGCCTCGTGTGGTCCCACCGATTGAGTGGGTCTTCCGCCATTGCTCGACGGACCTTTTCGAACGTGCCGCCACCAATATGGGCCTCTTCTAAGAGTTGGCGGTAGCGATCATCACAGCGCTCTAATTCTTCCATGACATGTCGGGGGACCGGTAGGCCACGCTCTTCGTAGAGATGGGCGATGTCGTGAACGTCATGCATGTACATGATGAACCGGCGCATCTTTTCGGAGACTTCGGATTCTGCATCCCGCATGTAGGTGACAACGGTGGTTAGCATCTCACGGACCAGTTTCATATTGGCGTCGATGCGCTTCAGGTAGACTTCAGCAGAGTGATCTTCAGCCACTTTGATTTCCTTAATTTGTACGAAAGACAGTTATAGCTTCTGAGCCAGAGGCGCAGTTGGTGATGATCATTTGCCAAGTGCTCCCGGTGTTGTTTGGAACGGTAAAAGTACCGGTTGTGCTAGCAAGGGTTATGCCTGTGTTGGTCACTATGGTTGCGGTTTGAGTAGTGCCGCGGTTGCCGTAGGTGAACTGTTTGCTGATGGGGGTTTCACAGCCGTTGCCGGGACCACCCGCGGCGGATTGGATGATCTGTTGGGCGGTAGGAAGGGTATCGCTGAAGCCCGCTCCCGCGCCACCTGTACGGTCGATGAAGCCTGAAAGGACCTGTGCGGCGGTTAGAGTGACACCGGTGGCGGAACTGACATTGACGTTGGTTGCCCCGGTCCAAAGCTGACCTTTGGTACCGATGACGGAGAGGCCATTGCCCAGCCAAGCGGAGTTGTCGTTAGCTGGAATACGGCTGTAGGAACCGATGGCGAATGATTGCTTGCGGGCTGCCGACGATGTCTTGCCGCAGGACTCGCCGATGCATTCTAAGTTGTTATCGCTAGTGAAGGGGAAAACATTGACGCCAACGTTGGGAAAGCCTGCAGGGATGGCAGTACCAGCTAGGGCTGTCCCACCAGCGGAGTCGCCAATCGCGGTTACTTGAACATTGGCCGAGCCAGTGAAGAGGGTGGCATGGCCTACACCTGTGTTGTGGTCGTCAACGGTAGCGGCTAGCATCGAGGCACGGCCTACAGCAACGTTGGAGCCACAAGTAGTGCAGGTTCGCAGGGCTTGGTTGCCAATGGCAGTGTTGAAGTTATTTGGAGTCACAGCGTTGTGCAGGTTCTGCCCTATGAGGTAACCGACAAAGGTATTGCCTGTGTCATTGATCAACGCACCGCCATTGCCGGAGCCAATCAATACGTTTTGGGTTCCGGTGGTTAGGCCAAGTCCTGCCCCAGTGCCGATAGCGATATTATCGCTTGCACCGTTCATTGATGGTGCCGTAGTGGTATCGCCAATGGCAAAGGAGGCGGTGGATGTAGTACCTCTGGTGAAGGAAAAACTATTGATTGTGGTTGCGGTTGCTGCACCAAGGATGGGGGCGACAAGTGTTGGTGTGTTGGCAAAGACCGCGGTTCCAGTTCCGGTTTCATCGGTCAGCGCCGCGGCTAGATTAGCTGATGAAGGAGTCCCCAACCAAGTGGCAATGCCAGCCGCTGGAGTTAGGGTTGCAAGGGTGCTAAAGGCTACGTTGTTGGTTTTCAGACAGGTGAAGACTCCGGTAGTTGGTACAACCGTGCAGTCTTGAGAAGGAGTATAGGCGCCAAGAGCTCCAGCGTTGTTGTATTGAGTTTGGCCATTGGTGCCTGCCGGGGTACCTGTTGGGAAGGATGCGAATGGGATCTGTCCGGGGAGGCCACCAGCAATGGTGCCACAGGCGGTGTTAGGGCCGAAGATGCCATTGCATTGAGCCCAACAGACTGAAGGTAGAAGGAAGAGGGTGATAGCGAGAAGGAGGCGTTTCATTGCAGTAGTGTCCATCCACCTGTTTCGAGGATTGGTTTGAGTATGATAGCGCCATAGTTGGAGATGAGGCTCACTGTGGCTTGGCCAGAGATAGTTTCGGCACCAAAGGGGTTGATGACGATTGGATGGGCGAGCGCGAAGCCGCCAATGTCGCAGATGGTTATGGGGATCAAGACCCATTGGCCTGGAATGGCTTGGGGACTCTGAGGAGAGGCTTTCGCTGAGGGGAGGTTTATGATAACACCATTAGCGTTGACGTTGACGGTGATGAGATTGGTGCCTCGGGAGATAGTGACAGCCCCAGCAGCAGTGATGGGGAGCACCGCTTGCTGAGGCTGGGTTACCCAGCCAACTGAGGGACCCATCCAGTAGCGTTCGTATTGACGAAAGGTGCCACCTTGGTCTAAGTCTGACTGGGAGCCCATTTCACTTCCCTTTCTTTGGAGCTGGGCGGATGGTGCCACGGCCGGTATCGGCCCGGTTGAATTCCTTCGCCACCTTCGTTGGGATCCCAACCTTTTTGGCAAAGCTAGGATTGTGAGCGGCTGCGGCCATGGTACGGGCTTGCTTAGGGGATTTGCTTGGCATTAGATCCTCCGTGAGGTCAT